AAATGATATTACATTTAAAACCATCTCCTTATTATTTTTATCAATTACTTTAATTGACTCATTAGGTTTTAAATTTTGTAACACATTATTTATGTTTGCGTTTTCAGCTAAAATATTTAAAATACTCTTAAATTGTCTTTCATTTATTTTAATTTTTTTTCCCATGATTACTTTTTATTTATAAATATCTTATAAACTAAAAATCCCCAAAAAAATGAGGATTTATTAATTTAATGGTATTTCACCACTTTGCATTTTATTTTTTAAGGCATCTCCAGATATTTTAGTTTGTCGATTACCCTTAGAATTTGAAGTTGTAGCTGCTTTTTCATTCTCTATATATTCCATCTTTCTTTGATTTTGCTGTATAAGTAAGTTTATAAAATACCTTCTTTCATATACTGGCAACATCATAGCATCATTATAACCCATATTTAGATTTTGAATGCATATAAAAGATTCTTCTAATATAATTGGCTTATATTCTGACGTCAGGCCAAAAAAATCCGAGGTTAAGCGGAAGAAAGGTTTTAATGGACCCACCTCCAGGAGTCCCAACCTCAATATTTAAATCAATACCCGTATCGATAGAATCCACATATTTATTAAAAGCTTTAGAATCACCAACTCTCATATAATTTACAAAATCCCTAATCATAGTTTTATTAGTTTCACCATTAACTTCAACAATCATATTTTCTAATTTATATGTAGTTGCGTTATTAACTGGGATATTAATTTCTTTTTCATGCTCCAAAATCTTTTCAATATCATCAATATCGCCACATGTTAATAGTTTAAATCTAACATTAGCTTTACTAATAGGCATAACAAAAGAAAATAAACCATCACTATCAGGTTCAACATTTAATTCAATTGTTTTTAAATCATTTAAATTAATTTCAACATCAAATGGTTCATCTTTTTCATCATATAAAGTTACTGGGTACATCTCACCATAAGCCGTTGCTCTAAGCCAAAGCATGATAGCATTTCTATCCCCAGGTAATAAATCACTATATCTCAATTCAGGTTCTAATAATTTTCTATTGATAAGAATTTCTAAGAACTCACCATTCTTTAATAAGTTTGGGCTAGTAAGAATATTTTCATCTGCCGTAGTCATATATGCTAATTTAATGTTAGCTTTTTTACCTCTATATAATTTACCCTTAGATGGTAATGGTACAACATCAAATGGTGCGTTATAATTAGGTTGACTCAATTCTAGAATGTAAGGGTTAACAGCAGGTTTCTGAGTTAAAACCTGAGTAGGGTTAGTAGTCATAGCTGGACTACTAGGTTGTGGTTGATAATTTGGTTTTGTTTCCATTGTTTTTTGTTCATAATATTCTTTATTTCTATCCATAGCTTCTCTAGACATACGTTGATAGTTATCGGTCTGTTCTATATTTTTTTTCAGTTGCTCATCTCTAAGCTTCATTTGCTCATTATATTCATTGTTTTTTTGTTGCTCTTGATAATTAACTGTTGAAGTTTTTTCTGATAAGTAAGGTTCTTTAACAACCCCCATTTCTTGTCTTTGTCTCATTTGAGCTTCAGTTCTAACTCTCATCTGTTCAACAGCTGACATATGTTCATAAGGGGTATCTGATTGTATTTGAGAATTGTATATCTCATTAGTAACCGCTGCTTTTTCAGCTTCATAAGCTTCAATTTTTTCAGCTTCTGTTAAAGTTTTGTTTTTTTGTGGTTGATTGTTTGGAAAAACATTTGGTTTAATTTCTGACATATAAAAACTTTTTAATTATATTATTGCTTTAGAAATAAATATAACAAATCAATTTTTTTTGTAAATAAAAAAGCCTCTATAAAAGAGGCTTTTATTTTTTATATAAACAAATCTTAGAATAATAAGATAGCTCTATCAAATCTAAGAGTTGCAGTAATCTCAGCGATACCGTCATCCTCGAATGATAAGTCACCAAATCCAACATTTGTAAGCATAGTTCCATCTAATAACCATTTTTCAACAACAACACCTGTTGGGTCAAGCATTTCAAGTTCAACTGGTCTTTTATAACCAGCAGCATAACCTTGACGACCAGTGATTGATTCAGAATGAAGACGAACCCACTCCATAATAGCTTGAGTTGCAGAAGGACCAATTGGGTCACGGAAAGTAACGTCAATCGATTCCCAAGTAAATCTACCAATAACCCATGTAGATGTATTTAAGAAAGGAATTTCAACTTCATTTTGTGTTATTGAAGGTCTAGAAGCTGAAGATAACCACCATTGTTGGATACCTAAATCAGCAGGGAATGTAATTAACCAACGATTCTTTTTCTTAGGCTCGTATGGTAAGGGCATTTTCATTAATAAATCAGCCATAGTTTCTTGTTTTTTATTATATTTATTAGTATATTTGTATACTATTATGTTATTTAATAATAAATATCTAAAACTTAAAAAAAAAATGGATAAAAAAGAAAAATTTATAAATAAAGCTATAATTAAATTTGGTGATAAATTTAATTATGAAGAAATTGATTATATTAATTCAACAACAAAAATAAAAATGGCCGATTAATATCGGCCATTTTTTTATTAACTTAACATAATTTTTTTAATTCTTTTTATTTCCTCCATTAACTTAGGGTCTAAATTTTCTGGAACTACATTTTGACCAGTTGGTGAACTTTGACCAGATTGTTGTGCTGGCGCAGCAGATGCGGCTTGTTTTTGTCTAGCTGGTGGTGGTGTATATTTGTTAGAAGTATCTTTTCTAGCTATATTACCACCTTGTGTTTTATGTAAGTATTGAAACATATTCATTATAGTAGACAAAAATTTAACTAAATTCTTTTTAAATGTTGTTCTACTTTGAGCATCCTTAGCAAAAGATTTGTTTGGTTCTGCTGCCGAATAACCAGCAACTTCTTCTAATTCATCCTCACTAAGTTTATTAATGTTTCCACCACCTAAAGTAGACATTTTATCAACCATATTACCAACTTTATAATCACCAGAATATACAGCCAATAATGTTTCTTTTATAAACGCTAATAATTGATTTACTTCTTGAGCATTATTAGGGTCAACTTTTGTTAATTGTTCAAAATTGGTAAGCATAATTGGATTAGAATCTAATTGTTTTAAAAATCCGTCTAATGCTTTATCTCCAGTGCTACCACCCATCTTTTTCAAAGAATTTCTTATTATTTCAATTCTATTTAATAGATTCTCAAAATTCTTTAATTTATCAAATGGTAATGATTTTGATATGTATTGGATAACTCTCTTATCTGTGATATATTTAGCTTCTTCTAAAGGAGCTTGAGCACCAGCACCACCAGTACCTGTATTATATTGTGTTTTAGTACCCATTGTATTTTTGTTGTTTACAATGAATTGGAAAAGACTCTTAAGGTTGTTGTATAAATTTGTTTTTGCTTTTTCAGCACCACCAGTTTTATCACCACCTTGTCCTGTTCCACCATCTTGTGTTCCAGTTCCTCCATCAGTATCTCCAGTAGGTTCAACTATACCAACACCACCTTCTAAATTACGCATAGATTGATATAAAGTATTAAGAGTAGCAGCTCTAGATGATTTCTGACCTTTCATTCTAACCAACTTAACTAGAGCACCAGTAGCTAATAAACCAATACCAACACCACTAAGAATAGCACCTAAACCAGCTATTTTACCAGCCAAAACAGTACCAGCACCCTTAACTACAGTTTTTGCTATTTGTTTTGTTACTGTAGTAGCAAAGAATGAAGCTGCTTTAGATATACCAAATAGATTTTGTCCACCACTCATACTACCAAATGTTTGGTCAGCTTTGTTAAATATATCACCCATACTAGCGCCAGGATTACCGCTAATTAATTGTTGTAACTTTTGCATTTGACCCATTGAATCACCACCACCGTTACCATCAAACATGTGACTAACTTCCTCAGCACCAAATTTATTAATAAATTGTTGCATGTCAGCACCAGTTTTAATATCTTTACCAAATATATCGCTAGCCCAATGAACAAAACCTTGCTTATCAGGAAGACCACCACTAACATCTTTTATAATAGTGGTTGTATTTGTAATAACTTTAGTACTACCTAATAATGACTCTAACCATGTTCTAAACCAATCAGTTTGAGCAATCCATCCTAAAGCTCCTAATGAAGCACCAACACCAGCTAAAATTAATGGTAATTTATTAGATTTAAGTGTATCCATTCTATCACTAGCAAAATCATCACCACCACCTCTTTTTGCTTGTAAACCAGCTCTAACATCAGCAGCATCTAAAGGGTCAGCTTCATTAATTTCCCTAGGGTCTACTGTTTTAAGTTTTTTAACTTGAGAAGTAGATACCATCATTTTTTCACCCATAGGACCTTCAACTTCAACGTTATCACCTACAACTTTTGAAACTCTTGATTGTATTTCATCATAAACAACAATATCACCAACCTCTATTTCTTCGTTTTCATTTAACCCAAATGCCTCATCAATTTCATACATTTGACCTTCAGATATTTGATATTCTTCTGACATTAAATTTTCACCAGTTATGTCTTCAGCTTCATTAAAACCACTATAAACAGCGGCCAAATCAACATCTAAGAATTTTTTTGTATATTCTCTTAAATCATTTATAATACCATTAGCGGCATCAATTGGCATATAACCTTCTTCTTCAGGTTGTTTTTGTGTAGCAGCAACAACTGAATCATAAACAGCTGCAATTTCCATTACTGTTGTTAAGAATTGTTGTGGGTCTTTATTATTTGGAAATTCTGGGTTAGCTTCTCTAATCTTAGCATCTAACTGCTTAATCATATCATTACCCTCTTTATCGATAATTTGTTGTATTTTTCTGGCGTATTCTTGGTCAACTTTACCTTTACCCATTATTTTACCACCAGCTTTGTATCTACCTAATTTAGATAAACCATATTTGATAGTATCCCAAAAACCTTCATCTAAAGAACCTTTAGCTTCTAATTCATCTAATTTATCAACAGTTTCTTTAAGAATTTGATTAACTATTAAAGTATGTTGTTGTTCAGTTAATATTAATTTTTTTCCCATATTATAGAGTTTTATATATAAATATCTTTAAGTCTATAAAAACACGTTATTTAGTCTTTTTTTCTTAAAATTTTATTCATTACTTTGGTTAATTCTAATGTTTTATCAAACCCACAATCCTTAGAACATTCATTAAATTTAGTAATTATTTTTTCAATATTAGATATTATTTTTTTATCTGGGTTTTTCATACCCTTATTAATCAAATCATCAATAATTTCTTCTTTCTTTTCAACACTATTCATTATAGAATATATTTTTGATAAAACTTCTTTATTTTTTAAAGCTTTATTTGCCAAAAATTCATTTTGTCCTTTAAGAGGTAAATCAATTAATTTTGCAAAACCTAAAATAGTATCAATATCATAATTGAAATTAATTTCTTTTTCTTCGTTTAACAATAATCTATTGTATTGTGATTCGGTTATTCTAATTTTCATATTAGTATTTTATGATAAATATTATGTAAAACAAAAAAGCTCCCAATAATTGGAAGCTCTAATGTTTTGTTTGTTTTTATTAGATGTTATCGAAAGATGCACCAGTGTTCATTATTACGAACTCTAATTGGATGAACTCTAACGCTCTAGTTGGTTTCAAGAATATTTGACCTGTAAGTTGATTTCTGTCGATATCTTCTGGGTCATTTGAAAGAACCACTCTAAAGTCTGTAAGACCTCTTTCAGCTCTAATGTTATCTAAGATTGGGTTAACCAATGATAAGAATTGATTTCTTACAACACTATCATTTTGTTCGAATAACAATCTGATAGAAACAGCAGAGATAAGTTTTCTAGCTTGTAACAATAGTCTTCTAACATTGATTCTGTCAAGAGCAGATTCTTTAACTTGAAGAGTTTTGTTACCCCAGATTTTAACACCATCTGATGTGAAAGTTGCAATTGGGTTAACTCTATTCTCGTATAACGCATCTCTATCAGCTAGAGTAAGTTTTTTACGAGCTTGAATACAATCAACATCACCTCTTTGGATACCAGCAACTGCGAACCATGGGAAAGCAATGTTGTCAGTCAATGCGATGTTTCTTACTACATCTCTTGTAGGTGGCATCCAGATGTAAACGTTATTTTCAGTATCGTTTACTTGAATCCATGGCCAGTATGTACAAGAATAGTTACTATCGAATGAACCATCTGAATAGTAATCTGAAATTTCTTCAGCTGACATAGCTTCACCACCAGCATTTGTATCAGGTGTTGTTAAGATATAAAGTGAGTCAGCTCTATCAGTTTCAACCATTTCAATAGCAGCTTCAATTAAGTTACTGTTATCGAATACGTCTATACCTGGTGTTGCGAATACGTTAATGTTAACTGCTTCTGGGTTTTTGAATGTCCATATAGCCTCTAAATAAGCGTAGTAATCAGAGTTAATACCTAAATCACCGTTAGAAAGAGTTCTGTTAACAAACGCACCAGAAGTTAAACCTTTAACACCATTAGAACCATTTATTAAGAATGTATCTAAATTACTTCTTCTAGTTCTGTAAATATCCCACCCATCAAAACCACCATATGGTGCAAATGTAAATTTACGAGCAAATATTTTATTATACGGGTTATCTGTATCAGCAACAGCTGTAGCGTTGAATGCAGCATCACCAGTATCAAATAAGAATATTGGACTATAAGTATCACCACTAGCATTGATTACGATAAATACGTTGTCAATTGTAGCACCAGTAGCATTTACATCCATGTGGAAACCTTTTGTCATACCAGTCCATAAATCATATGTTTGACCTATTGGAGCTCCTTTATAATCAAAGAAATCAGCATCAATACCAACAGTATCAGATAAACCTAAGAAATATTTACGTTTATTCTCAAAAGCACCGTAAGATTTTTTATATTCAATAATTGGGTCAACAACACTTGTATTTCCATCTTCTTGGTAATCTCTAATTGGATAACCAATAAAACCAGCTGGAACCATATCTCTAGTATCAGACTCAGTGTCCATTTCAATAAGAACGTAAGTTGATTTAGAAGGATATTCACCATCTAAAGTACCAATTCTTCTAGCAATGTAATTATTAGAATTTGGGTCCATAGTTACACGACTAAATGTTTCTAATACAGTTGGTTGAGCGTCTGTATCGTAGAATCCTCTAATAACAACATCAAATTCACCAGAATCTAAGTTTATGTTTCTAATAGACATTTTAAATTGTTCGTTAGCAGCGTTACCATCAGAAATAGTCCAGAATCTGAACAATCTAAATAAGTTAGTACCACGTAATTCAGAAACAACATAAGGTGTAACCGCTGGTTGATATTCTTGAAGATAATCATTGAACACATACAAATCACTGCTTGGTCCACCATATTCAGTTAAACTTAAGTTTATACCATATATTTTCTCGTTAGCGTTTAAATCTGTAAACATATTTCTGTAGAACTCCTCAACAAAGATAGCTGTTGTACCATCTTGAGCAGCTCTACCTAACACTCTTGTTATATAGTTTTGTTTTGTTCTATCAAAAGATAATACATAACTGAATGCTCCTTGGGTATTTGAAACACCTGTTAAAGCAAAATCTCCAGCTGCATTAGTATCAGCAGCATTATATGTTTGGTCAAAAGTTAAATTACCAGTAGCAGCACTTACCTCAAAATTAGGTAATTGAGTAAGAGTATTTATTGTACCTCTAGAACGTAACAAAGCAATTATTTTGTTTTCAACATCAGAATATGCTTTC